TCACCAATAGCGATTTTAAGAGTACCAGCCGCAGGAGTACCACCAACCGTTACATCATTAACAGATGCTGAACCACCTGCTGTATAACTATCTACTTTAAAAACATATCCATTTTTAATATCGCCTGTGGCTCTAACTCTAGGATTATTTACAGTTTGTTCATAGGCTCCAATAGTTCCAAATTTAAAAAGTGTCATTATTATATTTCCTCCTTTATTATATTAAAATTAAAATAAATCTGAATAATCTTCATCAGATTTTTCAGTGTTTTGAATACTCATAAAAAGAGTATCATTATTGGTGTTAGTTTCTATGGTTTTATTTACTGAATTAATTTCTTTAATTTTCTTTACACATAATTCCTTTTCTTTTGCTATTAAACCATCTAAATCAGTTTTATCAACATATTCAGTTTTCAACATGTTCAATTCTACTTCAGTAAAGCCATTTTTAGAAATTTCATTAGAAAAATAATCATTGATTTCAGATTTTTTATTTTCTAAATCTTTATCCTCTTTAAATTTTCTTAAAGTAGTAAGTTCTTCATTTACAGTATTTAACTCAGAAGATTTTGTTTCTATTGTCTTGTTGGCTTCTACAACAGTAGAGTTAATTTCATCTAATTGCGTATTTAGTTCTGTAATTTTAGCATTCAATTCTGCAATCTTTTTTTCATTTTCATCCATTTTATTGTCTCCTCCTTTATCAATAGTATTTTCTTCATGCTTAATATTTTTATATAATATATCCTTGATTAATGAAGTATTTATTTCAACAGATGGTTCTTCATTAATAGGTGTCCATGTTTGTTCAACTTCAATGATATCTCCAATAGTTACACTATCATTAGTTATATTGTAAGTTGTTTTATAATATTCTGATGGAGTATCCCAATCAGTCATTATAACTGTTTGACTCTGAGGATAAAATTTATAAATATAATAATAGTGATATTCATCTGGTTCCATAATTGTCATCGAACTATTAAAAGCTCTAGAAACAATAGTTGCAATATCATCGTAACTCAATTCATTAATTTCAAATTTTTTAGAGTTTACAATTATATTGTCCTTATCATCTTTGTCCTTATTTTTACTCAAATCTTTATTCACCTCATTTACTTCAATAACTTGACTTGTTTTATCAGCGGGTTCAACAATATATAAAATAGCTAATCCTGAAAAATCAAAAACCGTTGGAATTCTTCCCATCTTAGGTGTACCGTCATCGTTCGTTGCTCCATCAAGATATTCTATATTAGCATTTCCACCCTTACCATTAATCTCAATAGAACCTTTAATCTGTTCTCCATTAGCTATGCTATCTTTTAACCACTGAACAAATGCTGGATATCTTTGATTATAGAGATAACCTTTAAAAATTAAAGCATCTTTTAATTCTCCATCAATTTCAACCTGCCCAATATAAGGTTCTAGATTAGTTCCTACTGTATCACCATCAAAAGAAATATTCCCTTCATCATCTGTAGTCATAGTACCATGATCGGAAGGGATTCCATTTTCTTCATCAAGCCAAGAAACCACAAAAGGACAACCAATAGCTGAATCCATATTTGCTTCAACATATTCTTGCAACCACGAAATACCATTAGAATTATATTGAGAATTATCAGGATAAATTTCTAAAGCTGACATAGTTATTTGAGTCCTACCAGCCAAGTCTCCTTCTGGCATTTCACAAATTTCTATATAAGTATTAAACTTATGGATTGTGTTCGTCTCAGATTTCTTATCTAATCCCAGTGCTTTTCTATGTTTATTAATATGTTTTAAAGCAGAAGTATTTTCAGGATCATTTTGCATTAATCTATCATATGCGGCAATTACTCCTGTTTTTGAAACTACTAAAATATCATCGGAAAAAACGTGATGAGGATAACCTAAATCACTTTTATTAGTTAAATAATTTTCTCCCAATACTAAACACAATTCTTTACATACTGTCTTTGCATTTTTAGCATTTTGAGCTTTTTCTTTTATAGCACTTAAATCAACATCTGACCATTTTGTATCATTAGCACTATCTGCTTTATTATTAATTTTATATGTAATTTTTGTATCTGCCACTTTCCTATATCACCACCTTTCAATTAAATAGTATTTAAAAATAAGCATAAAAATAGAAGTAAAATTATTACTTCTTGTATATAATATTTATATATTATTTATTTGTTACACTAGGTTTTGGTTGATTATTAGTATCATTAGATTTAGATTTTTGGGTATTAGGATTATTTGAATCTATCGTTGGTCTACCACCAATATCTCCAGTATCATTAGTAGTCGTAAATGAAGTCTGGTGAGGTAAATAAATAGAATCCATATCCATAGATTTTTCATAATCCATTAAATTCATATATGTATCAACATCACCACTACCAACAGCATATAACCATAATCTACTACCACCAGCTAAAGTAAACATTTCTTTTGCAATATCATATTCATTTTTTTTATTTAATGATGAAGTTTTTAAATAAACAAATTTAATAATATCTTTACCTTTACTATTTATAAGATTATTAAATACTTTTGTATATTGCCATTGAATTTGTTCTAACCATTGATAAACTTGTGTTAAAATTAAATCAATATTGACTTCAAGACTACTATAAGTAGAATCACCTTCTCCATTCAAAGCTCCCGAAGCGAATCCTAAATTTGTTGAGATCTTTTTTATATTTTCATCAGTTAATGTATTTGTTGCATCATTAGTATTAGTTTCAAGTTTTCCAACTTCTGTCCCAGGGGCTAATACCAAAACAGTTGTTTTACCAATTCTCTTATCACTACCACTTGCATTTGATATGACAGCATTTGTAAAATTATCAAATTGATTTTTTTGTGCTGTAGTATTTAAAGAACATTGACCCTGTTTTTCACCCATAGGTTGTTTTAAATATCTTATTGTACCAGCATTTTCAATAATATTTGCTCTTTGACTATCAGTATATTGTTCAGAGAAAAACATATCAGATAAAGCAGATATAGCAAGTCCTCTTCCAAATGGTTCATCAATATTACTTTTAATTTTAACAACAACTGTTTTTGATTGATCTAATTTAAACCATCTTTTAGAAGCATCTTTTTTATATAATAAATAAGCTTGTACAAATTCAGGAGGAAAATTCTTAATTTGTCCTAATAAATCATTACCAATAAATTGATTGAAATACATCATATCAAAACCAACAACATAATCATTATTTTGAAAACCTAATATTCGACAATGGTCTAGACTCAAAGGCTGAATCATCAAAGAATCATCCATAGACAATCCTTCAAGAATTACCATACTATCAACTAAACCTTGTTGTATTTGTGCATCTTTATTAGACGCTATTGTATTCCGCATATATCCAACATACATACCATCAATACATAATTTTAACAAAATATCTCTTGAAGTTAATTTATGATTTAATTTATCTATCATTAAATCATATAATTTTCTTCTCTTTTGATTTTGTGTAGTATTCTCGTAACATATTGTAATTTTATCTAATGAGGGCATTGAAACATAATAATCACATACATTAGCAAAAACCCCATTTAATCCATACATTTCACGACTAATTTTACGTAATTGCATGTTATATCTCATAGGGAATCTACAATATAGTTTTAATTGCTCAAGAGATATTCCTGTAGTTATTGCTTCATTAAAAATATATGTTGTTAAAGTCATTGAATTTAATTCAATAGGATTTGATGTTTCAATTGGAGAAGAGGGAGGGGATTGCGTATTTTCTTCTGTCAAAATATTTCCTCCTTTCTTATTATATTTTAATTAACTATATGTAAATACGAAATCATGATCTGAATCTTTAATATTTAATTTATTTTCTTCTTCTAATTCTCGAACATAATTTAATCCATATCCAAGACTAGTGACTCTATCACGTCTAGTTGTTTTAGAAATTCTGTCATAAATAATATTATTAAAACCACTAATATTTTGTTTAATATTGCTTAATTCTTGAATAAGTAAATCTGTGTTTATATATGAATAAAATTCATCTTCACTTATTTCATCATTTTTATATGCTTGATCTATTTCAGATGAAGGTACTAATAATTTTAATGATTTGTTTTCAAAACATTGTCGCATATAACTATACATCTGATGATTGTATGGTTGAGTGGCGTTTACACCTCTTATTAATGGAATAGCATCTTTTAATAACATTCTTTCTTCATCATCATCTGGAACCAAAGGAGGATATTCTACAGTTTCACCTTTATCATTTTTATATTCCCATATTTCATCAAAAAGACTTGGTAAAGGCTGTCCATTTCCTCTAACATCTATAACTAATTTAATAACATTTGGAAATTTTATTAATAATTCTCTTAATGAATCTCTTTGTTCAGTTAATGTTGCTCCTCTAAACGTTTTAATTAAAACAATTTCTTTGCTATAAATACCACTTGCTTTAGGTTTTAATTTAATAATAATAGTACATGCATTATCTGATCCCTGATAACCAGCCAAAGCTACATCATGTGTAATAATATAGCTTGCTAATGATTTTTTTGATTGTTGTAATTCACATTTTTCCAAAACTCTACATGGTTCAGTTACTTCATATGGATAGAAACTATCATTGCTTGAACCAACAAATATTCCTTCGTATTCATAAGCAAATTGAGCACTACTCATACTAGGTTTATTTTTTTCTTTCAATATATCATCTTCATAGAATATTCCTGCATTTACTCCGACTTGATAGGGGAGAGTACAAACAAAAAATTCATCTTGTTCATCAGTAATCATATGTTCATAATGGTTTAAAAATCTTTGATATAAATCACATATTTTTAAATAAGCAGATGAAATATATATTATTTTGCCTTTCTCAATTGGTACTTCATTTCCATATTTCATCGTTAAATTTATTATTGATAATCGTTTTGTTTTTGTCATTGGTATGACAATCTCTTCCATTACATTACTTGGCACAAGTCTCGCTTCATCACATAAAATCATAGAAAATCTCCAAGATCTAGCATTTTCTCCTTGTTGCCCTAAAACAATAGCCCTTATTTCTGATCCATTCTTAAATTGAACTACACAATCATCTAATCCAGTTTTAATATTAATTATTTCTCTAGCAACATTTTCGTTTTTATATAATTCACCTTTAATTTTTTGAACTATGACATTCCTCGATTGTTGCCCCTTTCCTGAAACTATACCCACCTTAATATTCGGATATAATATTGAAACACATATCAGGAAAACGGCAGATAAGAAGGATTTTCCGATTCCACGACTTGCTATAAACATAGATTCATTATGTCTTGACATAGCTCTTAAAATTACTTTCTGGAAAGGATATAAATTTATACCTAAAATATCTTCGGCAAATTCATCAATATAATATCTATAATAACTAATAAATTCTCTCCATGCTTCAATATTTATTTCTTCTAATGAAACTGGATCATAACTATTTTCATTATCATAATCCATATATAAAGCATCTTTAATAACTCTACTTTTTTTAGAAAAATTTTCATAACTCATAATATCATCCTATATTGATTTTGAAATATGTTTAAAATCATCTAACAATTTATCTATACTATCTTTTTCAATTGGTTTATGTTTATAGACATAAATTACTTTTTCAACCTCTTCAAATACTCTTCCAAAACAACCTAAACTTACATCGTTTGCGCCCCTTGTGTTTTCAGAGAATTGAGCAGATTTACTTAACGTATCAAATGTTTCTCTAGCACTTTTATATTTTGCTTCTGCTCCAG